TTTGCTCCTTTCAATTCTATTATGTCATGTTCCGCTTCTTGCATTCGACCTTCTAATTTAAAGGTTCTTTCAATTACCCCATTATGTTTTTCTACTTTCTTTTCTAGCTGTTCAATTCTATAAGCTGTCAAATTGGCACTAGCTACAACTCCAATAAACGCGCCAATTGTGCTGCCTACTAATCCTATAACAGCGACAACAATTTCATTTGACAAAATTATTCCCCCAAAATAAAAAATGCTTAGCTATTGCTAAACGATTTTTATAAAATTAATTTATATGTTACAAACTAAATGAACCATCACTCTTAGCAGTTAGTTTAACTACAGTACCAAGTCCAACTTTTCCTATTTTTGGATATGGATCATCCGTCGTCCATGTACAAGTTGCATATTGATTCCCTGTTTGTCCTGACATCAAGGTCACTCGATTTGGGTAAAGCCCGTTGCCTGGTTCAAGATGCATTTTCACTATTTTTTGATTGCTAGGCGTAGCAGTTGAGTTAACGGTAAATGGGATATTCCAGATTGCCCCTATATCTTCACCACCAGTGTTATAAGTAGCCCTGAATCCTTCTGGAATTTGTAACAAGACATTATTTTCCGGTTCAACATCAACTTTTGTCACATTCACACGCATATGACATGTAACAACATTTCCAATCCTTATACACGTTACTTCAAGTTGACTTACCACATTTGTATCTGGAGAACCTGATTGTTTATATACAAATTTGTCAAACTGTCCATTATCAACAATCATTTTGTTCCAAGTTGTCCAAGTAGCAGGACTACCTTGTCTACTCCTAATATACGTTTCGCCTTTATAAATATAAGTTTGATTGATGAATGTATTATCTGCATAAACGACTAAAGCACCATAAGCCGCACCCGAATAAGGTCTATTTGCGCCAGAAGCACCGAAGACGGTGTAAATTCCTTTGTCTAAAATTTCATCCCAGTCCTGCGCCTTAATCACAGTTTTTTTAGCAACTAATGATCCGTTCTCCATCTCTGTTTTACTTACATAACGAGAATCTGATTCTGTTCGTGTATAAAAGTCTGCTGCTCGCAATTCTTCTAATGCTGCATTCATAGCATCAGTAACTGTTTTTCCAATTGCTGTAATATTTGTCTCTACAGTTTTTCCTGCCTGATTAATCTTGTTTTCACTATCTGTAGCCACCTTTGAAATACGGCCTTCTGCATCACTTACTGTTTTATCAATTTGCGTTTGTAATGTATTCATCTCTGTTTTTATTGTTTCAATTCGCTTAACAACTGCACCATAATCAGTATCTATTTTTTCTAATGCAGATTGATAAGCTTCATTTAAAGCTTTAACTAATTTGTTGTATTCAGTAATTATAGTTTTTGCTTCTTCTGCATCAATGTCAGCATTTCCATAAACCGTAATCTCAAAATCATCAGTAGATTCTCTCTTGTCATTCTTCATGAAAGAAAAATATGCTAGTTCATATGAACCAGCTACAGCAAATGCCATATTGGGGAAAGTATAGGTAAATTCCCCGTTTTTTCCATTTGTGATCTCTATTCCATCAGAATCAAAAACTTTTGTTCTTTCTTCATGAGTTACGCCTTCAAAAGTAGCTACCCAGTCAGTCAAGTCAAAGGGAGCTCCATCTTTAAATATTTGAACCCTCATTGAAAAACTTTCTCCGTCTCCGACTCGACCATAAACAATTGGTCGCCCGATAGAATTTTTTGAAAGATCAAATCTTAATAAATCGCTCATGTTTCATAACCCTCCTCTTTTTGTTGTGTCAGTCTAACCTCTTCATAACCTTTTCGATACGCAACAAGGTTCCAACTAAATTCTATTAGCGCTGGGTCGCTTTTGACTACAAAATATTTTTCTTTAGTTTCTTCTACCCATATATTTCCTTTACTATAAGGAGTTAACATAACATGATAATTTTCACTTTCAGTATTCACCGTTTCTAAAAAAATAGGTTCAATATCTATTTTTATTTCACCATCAGAATCTGTAATTGCTTTACCATAGTCAGCAAAATAATATTCTGGCGTTTCGTAGGCGTTTAACAGTCGATGACCGTATGACAGTGTATCCACAAGAGAGTTTTTGGAACCAGTAACACTAAGATTTCCTGTGAAGCTTGTAGAAGTAGCGGATATACTAATCCTTCCTCCAGATGATCCTAATACTTTAGTATCATTATTCCCTATACTAAAACCATTGCTACTCACATTTAAACTAGGACTATTACTAGCTGTAGAAGAATAACCAAAGCTCCCAGGTGCAAAATTCAAACTATGACCATTACCAACAACATAAAAGTTATCTAAGTTTGCAGATCCTGACATATTATTTGTTGCGCCAAAAAATGTTAGAAATGCCTTATTAAGCTTTTTATTAAATATCGTAAAAGAACCTTCGTCTGAAACATCTAATCTAACATTTCCTTCTTTTTGATTAATTAAAGTAGTGTAAAATTTAAATATTTCTTTTCCATCACTATTTCGCGTCCAAGTTATTGCCCCATTGTCCTCTTTTAAAGAAAAGTCTTTTCCGATGGATGTAATAACTGAACCTGAAATTGTTACACCTTCAATAGCTATCGCTTTTAAAATTCCAGTATTTATAGCAGAGGCGTTTATTCCGTTAGCAGTTATTGCATTCTCGAAGCTTTTCCCCCCATCCGTTGAAATTCCGATACCCGCAGAGTTTAATATAACTATTTTATTTGAGTCATTCTTATCAATGGCAAGAATACCTGTCTTGGCATATTTCACTTCCGTTTGTGAATTGATTAAATCGGAAGTTGCTTGCTGGATTGCTGCTGTTAACCATTCATTTGGAATAGGCTTTATTCCGTTAGATATATCTGACCATGATTGAGCGTTACTAGCATCAGCTTGGTTCTTCTTATCAACTAAGTTTAGTGAATTACATGTTATATTATTTTCAATTAAATCCCCAGTAACATTAAAATTCTCAGTTACTCCAACAATTCTTATTTTTTGTTGAAAACCTAACTGTTCATTAACAGCCATAATGTAATCTCCTGGTTCAGGCAACCCATATTGATACCCGACTTTTCTCAAATCTTCTACGGTTAAATTAACAGAGATACTATAAGAAGATTCAACAATTTCCTTTAAATGTTCAAGAAAACTATCTTCTTTAGTATAGCGTTCGTCAACAATTGGGTCCGCCTCAAGCTTCCCATAAATTTCCGCTAATGGGCTGGTATATTCAACTATTAATCTTCCTTTAGTAACATCATTTGGGTCTTTGTACGCCCCAAATCCTTTCGCATACGTAACAAAATCACTTATATTGTGCTCTAACCCTAACTCTTGCATATTAAAACCTTTACGAACAATCGTTGATAAATCACTGCCTATCTTGTCAACGATGTAAAGGTTATTACCAATAATTTGAAACTCAGTGTTAGTACTATTTATAAAGTCATTAAATAACGCTAATCTATTTTTCATTCCAAAATTTTCTTTTTCGAATGCTGGTATAGTAGCAGCTAGTGAATAAGTAAAACCACTGTTTTTAAAAATAAAATCTAGATAAGCTTTTGCAGTATTTGAACCGTTTAAAGTATCATACACGCATGATTTACCCATTCTAAAGAAAAATTCATGTATGGCATCAAATTCAACAGTAATATTATTTCCATAATCAGTTGGCATGGCATAAGTTAAATAGTATTTTTCATTTTCAAATTCTACTTGCCAACCTCTGTCTATTCTGTGAAGGACATCATTATTAGTATATATAGTACCGCTAATTGATTTTTCACCATTTAGGCTTCTAACGAAAGATATATCTGCCAATGCAATAAAAGTATTTCCATCTGTATCTATGAATTGAACCATCACTACTTACTCCTTATCTATATAAGTCAACTTTATTCAATATATTTATTTCTACTTCACCAATGTTAAAAGATGTAGAAAACGGTATAAAACCAACCTCATTTGGCTTTAAAATAAAATATTCAATATTTGTCTGATCATTAATATTTAAACCATTAAGAGTGAAAGATGTTCCTTCTAACAAAAATTTATCGCCGGATAAAATATTTCTTTTACCAACATACTTAAACTCTCGTTCATCAATAGATAATTTAAATTCAGCCCCTAAATTTTTTTTTGCAATAATTTGCACTTTCCATGGCCATTCTAATTGACTGCAAGGAACAGTACCGCGATATTCAATCATTTTAGAATTTGTTATTTCTATATCATCAGGGATGGTAATTCCAAATGGTAAATCTACCGTCTTAAATGTTAGTGATACTTCGTATAGAAGGCCTACATCACTAAAGCCTTGAAAATCATAATTGATTTCTCCGTCTAATAACACTTTATATCTATAATGATATTGACGTTGCTTATCAACTCTCAACATATCGAAACCTTGCTTTTCTCCAGGTCGCTCATAACCATATAAGCTTTGATTAGTATACATTTTAGTTATATAAAATGGTTCTGTGTCTGCAAAAGTACCATTCAATTTATCTTTCATGTACTCATCTTGAAGTTCATTTTCTACATAATAATAACCACTCACAGTGATTTTTTTCTCACTATGAGTGGCTCCCAAAAATAGACTTCGGTTAGTTCCGTCTATTTTTTTAGTATTAATTTCAACAATAGAATTAGTGGAATTAATATCTATCACAAGGACACCTAGGGAGGACATCCTTGTAGATAAGTTTTCCTTTTCTATTTTTAAGTCCATAGTGTCCTCCTCTATTTCTTGTTAACCAAATTAACTTTATTTTGATTTCTTGCTTCTTTTTGTTTAACAATTGTGTATATTTTATCTCCAACAAGTTCGGTATGAACTTCAAATACTGGTTCTTGTAATTGACTAGTTTTAACTTCTTCGCTTAATTCATTCATAGATGAAGAAAGCTTATTAGAGACATTTCTAGTATCCGCCGTTAAAACAGAATTTGCTTCATATTCTTGTGATTTTATTGATGTTGCATATGCTAACGCTTGTCTATCAACTTGCTTTTGCATTCTTGACATGCCGTTAACTAAACCCATCCCAACAAATCCCCCAATTTTATCGGTAACACGTGATGGCGAATGAATATCCAGTGCTTTCCTCATAGTACGGGCTACGTTACTAGCTATATTACTAGCAGTTGCGTAAATAGAACCCGCAGAATTTGCTAAACCATTTCTCAAACCTATACCTGCATTATAACCGATATTAGAAAGCGTTGAAGTCAATCCACTAAAAATGGAGTTTATTCGACTCGTGGAAGAAATCATTATGCTTGTCATTGAATTCATGCTATTCATAACGGCACTATTCATTCTATTCATACCATTTTGAACATTATTTGCCATTGAATTGAATGCTTGAGTATTTGCAGAATTTATCCTACTGAATCCCCCGTTAATAGTACTAACAACACTATTCATTGTACCTGTCACATTTGACTTCATTGAGTTCATGGACTTCGTTACATTGTTTGACATCTGTGAAATGTCTTGCGAAGATTTATTATTAATATTTTGTGTATTATTTGATACATTTTGAAACATTTGGTTAGAGGCACTAGAAGCTTGTTGGGTAGCTTGATTCATATTAGTGCCAACAGCATTCGCAGTACCAGAGGTAGCCTGATTAACATTAGATAAAATACTATTATAGTCACTAGAGACACCATTTAGTGCACTATTAGACTCTTTTGTTGCAGCATTTGCTGCTTTAGTTGAATTTGAACTTACTACACTATTAAGGTTATTCATCGTTCCTGATACATTTGTAGCTAGTAGATTATAGTTTGAAGACGTACCATCTTTAGCTGCATTAGAAGCATTAATTGCATTGTTTGAGGCTTGTGTACTCAAATTACCTACATTTAAATTCATGTTGTTCATTGAATTAGCAACATTTGAACTTGCTTGTCCATAAGATGAACTCAAATTTGTAGCAGTAGTAGTAGCATCATTTGATACTTTTGAGCTTGTTTCAGATGACTTACCCGTTATTGTGTTCCATAAATTTGAAAACCCATTTTTAATACCATCCCAAGCTCCTTTTAAAACATTAGGAATAGCCTCTAAAATAGCACCAGCAAGAGCTTTAATAATATCCCACCCAGCAGCAATAATTTGTGGTAGCATCTGGATTACCGTGCCAATCAACGTCATAATGATTTGTATTCCCGAAGAAACGATGTTTGGCAAATTCTCAACAATACCATTAACCAAGGCCATAATAATTTGCATTGCTGCGTCTAGAATCATAGGTAAGTTTTCTACAATAAAATTACATAATGAATTTATAATTTGGACTGCTCCATCTAAAAGCTTAGGTATATTATCCATTAAACCTTGGATTAATGTTAGAATCGCGTTTAATGCGACAGGTAAAATTTGTGGCAATAATTGAGTAAGACCATCAATTAAATTCTGAAGAATCTGAATACCCGTATCTATAATTTGAGGTAGATTTTCCATTACAGAATTAACAAACGAATCCAAGATTTTTTTCACTGATTCAACTATTTTTGGTATATTTTGAATGATTCCTTTAACTATATTCAGCAAAAGTTCCATTCCCATTTTTAATAATTCAGGCAATGCACTTGCTATGGAGCTCAAAAATGAAGTAATAACTTCTAACGCTGAATTTATAAGAGACGGTGCATTTTGCCCCACACCTTGTACAAGACTTCCAATAATTTTCATACCTGAATCTATGATTATTGGAATCATTGTAGATATAGCACTAGCTAGTTTAGCAATTAATTCAGTGCCACTTTGCATAAGTTGTGGCAATTGTGAGGTAATACCATTAACAAGATTAGTTATAATTTCTGGGCCTTTTGTAGTTACCGTCTTTAATAATTTGTCAATTTGTGCTCCAAATTGATTATTGATTAGTCCCAATCCAGCTATAACTAATCCTAATATAGCTGCAGGTCCTATAGCTGATAAAGCTACTTGCATGATAGTTCCCATTGCAGAAGTCATGCCACCTAAGGCTCCCATACCAACAGAACTTGCCATGGATAAGCTACTTCCTATTTTAGGAATTAAACCTATCAAACCTGTTAATCCAGAACTAAACATTTTGAACGGTCCGCTTATCATACCTCCTAATATTCCTGAAAATGCTGAAAATCCGCTTGAAAGAGATGCAATTGCAGGAACTGCTTTACTGACTACTAGCGCGCTTCCCAATACAGCAGCTATAGGTAATAGTCCTTGAATAGCACCTTTTAAAGCATCAATACTTTTTTTAGACAAATCAGTGCCATTGATAAAATGGTTTAAAACATTTGTAGCAACATCTACTGCTGCAGATATTTTATCCATATTAAAATCACCAATTTTATCTGTTAATTTGCTGACTGCTTCTATCCCTACTTGAGACAGTTGATCAAAAGCCGGTTGTAATTTATTGGTGATTGTTTCCTTTAAGCCATCCATTGCTTGACCGACAGTTTTATATTCGGTAGCCATTTTTGAAAACGTTTCGTTTGTACCAGTTTTAGTTATTGCATCAAAGAAATCTTGAGTAGCAATTTTCCCATCTTGAACCGCAGTCACCATTTCAGAGGTTGACATGCCCATAGTTTTAGCAACAGCTGCAATACCCGCAGGAGTTTGTTCTAACATCAATTTAAAATCTTGCCATTGAACCATCGGTTTAGCAGCCATTTGTGTAGCTTGTTGACTTAGCGTTGTCATCGCTTGTGTCGGATTTTCAGCTGCCGCAGCTAATCCACCAAAACCCATAACCAATTTGTCAGTATTTTTTATTCCTACAGCTGCTAATTGACTATATGTAGTAGCCATTTCAGAAGCAGAATAAATTGTTTTAGTGGCAAAATCCTGTAGCTCTTTTTTTACAGATGCTATTTCATCTTTTCCTTTACCAATATTTTCCATATTAGCATTGAAAGTTTTCCATGTAGCTGAGCCTTGGTTCAAGTCACCTATAATTTCTTTAAATCCGCTAGAAAGTGCTGATATGCCTTTTTGAGCTACCGCGTATGCTGCACCAATACCTATGATTTTTTTTACTAAATCATCTGTTGCTGATCCTGCTTTATTGGTTCCTGAAACCATCTTATTTAGTGCGTTAGACGCTTTTGATCCAGCACTATTAAACGCTCCAGTTAATTTCGAACCTATATTAGTTCCCAAAGTAGTAATTTTTGAACTTATTTCACTAGCACTTGATCCAACAGCTTTAAATGCACTTTTAAAAGGCTGTGGTATTTTAGAAGCAACTGTCGAAAATGCTTTACCAATTATTGATGTTTGTTGTGATAGTCCAGCTCCCATTTCTTTAGCTGAACTTACAACCGCATTCTTGGCAGCTGACATCCCTTTTTTAATTGGTTGTGGTATTTTTTCGCCGATTCCAGCAATTACACGTTGAATACCGCCGCCAGCTTTTTCAAATAATGCAACAGTTTGCGGTAAAACTTTAGAAACGCTATTTAGCATCGGATCAGCTAACTTACTCATAATTTGACCGACTTTTTGAGTAGTACTCATAGATCCGCTTTGTAATATGTTAGCAACATCATTCATAGTTTTATTCGCTATAGATGAAACTTTATTCATTGCAGCATTATATTGCGACAAATCAGCACCGATAACAGCGTTAATAGCACCTTCAAAAGCCATTTACTCACCTCCACTTTTTATTTTTGAAATAGTTCATCACTTCTTTTGCCTTTTCCACACGATTGTATGTTTCTTCCTTTTCGTTTGTCGTAGCAAAAATAGATTTTATTTTGCGTTCAATTTTTTCTTTATCAAATACTTTTTTTATTTTTGGCTTCTTTGCATTCAAAACATATCTTAAAGTAAACGCATAATGGGCTTTTTGTTCTTGTTCATCTACACTTTTCAAAGCTAATCCTTCTAAAATCGCTTCTAACTCCCACTTATAACAAGACATAATTAATGGAATATCCACTAATCCTTGCCTAGCACAATTCACTATGAGATTTCTTTCTTGATTCGATCTGCTAAATCTTTGACCGCTTTTGCTTGTTGCTCTGGATTTTGAATCTCTTCGGTCGGTTGTTGGCTCTTCAAGTAATCTGCTGCTTTCTCTAGATTGTTGATATATTTCTTCAATTTCTTCACGAAAAAACCAGAATCCAACATTTCTTGTTTAAGTGTTTCAAATACCATGCTGTATCCTTCTTCTTCATCTTCAAAAGTTTCCACAAAATCCTGAACAGACTTCGCAATGTCTTCATCTGTTACTTTATCTTTTGAAGCCAGCTTGATAATATCAAAAAGCGCATCATCATCTTCTTCTAGAACTTTTACAAAAAGAACACCTGCGCCATCATTTTGTGAGTTACCTTGAGCATCTTTTGTACCTAGCTTTTTATTAGCTTTAAATAACATTCCATAATTAAACTTAATTTCTAATTGTTTCCCTTTTAATTCAACTGCAAATGACATATATTATTTCCTCCTGTTTTAGCCATTTTTATAGCTTCTATATATTTTATAGTTGCTTTATCTTTAGCCATATTATCTAACCTATCTTCAAAAGGACTAGTATTAACATATTTTCCTTTAAAAAATAAATCTTTATCTTTTTCAGTTACACCTGCATTGTGTAATATTTTTGTTTCGTACCATTTATTGACTGGATCAGTTGGCCAGCAAAAATTTAATTCTTCATCGATTTTCGGGCCTATGTTAAAAACTAACATATTCCATAATTGAGCCCACATTTCCGCAGTCCAAATTTGAATATTACTGTCTTGGTAATTTAAATACTTGAATAAACGTATTGAATCACAATAAACCTTTTCCCAATATTCTTTTTTCGGATTGGTTATAACCCATTGAGCCCCACCTGAATTACTATTAATTGTTTCAAGTGATTCAAGATTGACACCAACTATACCGGACATCTCCTGCAATATTTTGTCTCCATTTTTGCAGCTACGTATATAATCAATATTTAAATAGCCATTACAATCTGAACAGTACCAAACATCCTCTTTCAAATTAAACTTGTTGAAATCAATCAGTTCTCTAAAAATCACATCTGAGTCCATATAGAAGTATGTTTCTTTTTCTCTACTAGGGTCTTCTTTTAAATATTGCCACCACAAATAAGGCTTAATCGAAGGGATATAGCTTTTATCCCTTCGATTATCCTCATAAGTATGCACTGTTACACCATACTCTTCTTTAAAATACACAGGAATTGATGTATCATGTTTCGAAAAAAGCAATACGATGTCTTCAATTCCTACTTTTTTTAAATTAGTAAGACACACTTCTAATTCCCATTTAAATCTTTGAATCGCAGGCTGACATAATAGGTATTTCATTTTAATTACCTTTGAGTTGTCGTTGTGGTTGTTGTAGGTCTTGTAGTGGTTGTTGTTGTTCCATTATCAATATTGCTATAATCACCAGTAGTTTCTCCTGGGCGTTGGAATTGATACAAACTTTCGACCATTGCAACGTCTTCATCTGACAAAGGAAATGTTCCGTCTTGCAATTTCCCTACAATATTTAATGTGTAGCTAATTTCAACTAAATCTTCTCCTTCAGCATATTCTAATTCGTCAGGGATACCATAACCAAATTTAGCTGGATAAGCTTTAGTTCCGGCTCCTTCTTCCGTTGCAAGAGTATCGTCAACAACAACTCGCCATACTTTAACAGAATGTCCATTCTTTTTGGCTTCTTCAATAACATCAATTGATTCATCATCGGGAGCAAAGTATTGTGTCAATTCAATACTATGTTCATCAGTTGACTTTAAAATTATACGCCCCATTTTTGTTTGTTCATCGATGTTGTCACCGCCAATAGTTGTAGTACCATCTGTTTGAAATGCAGGCAAGAGAGCTGGAGATCCAATTGGTACTTGTGTGCTTTGAATAAAGTACCAAACACGGTTTCCTCTAATAGGTGTTCCTTGGAATTTTTTAATTCCGTTATTTACTGTTTCTGGCATATGAATTCCTCCTAAAAAATATAATCAGATATTTTAAACACGACATGATAAACTTCTCTACCAATAGTGTTATCAGGTCTAATATTTGTACTAATTTTCTTTGTTCGTAGAGCAGATTTGGTTTGATATATTACATCTTCGACTTTTGCTCTACTATTTACTGGATAAAATAAATCTATTTGTAAATCAGTGTTCACTATTGCAGCACCAAATTTTGCACTTTTTGTATCATCGTCAAAGTGATTGCCAATAACATAAAAAGGCTCAATAATTTCTGGCCCTGGAAGTTTATAGTAAATAGGGATTCCCGTTTTATTTAATTTTTCAGAAATCTCTTTTAAAAATTTAGTATTTGGGGCATGTTCCACTTCATTTACCTCCAACTATCTTTTGTAAATTCTTCATTAATGTTGGATATTCTTCTTTAACAGCAGGATACAAGAAAGGTTGAGCAGCCATGAAACGTGTTCCTTCTTCGATGAAAATTGAATAGTTAGCAGGCGAGTCTATACTTACACACATTCTGTACATCATATATGAATATATATTGTTTCTTAACCATCCAGTATCTACCGGTGCTAATTGTTTAGCCCTTTTCTCAACTCTAAATCCTGATTTTTGCAATTCTTTATGAATAGACTGTTCTGTTTTTTCTTTTTGCTTCTTAACACCCCGAACAAATGCCTTCAGTCCAACAATTTGAATAACTTTGCTCATGTTAATATTACAACTGTTGAATTGCGATGAAACTTAACATCAAAAATATTTTTAGAAATACCGTCTATATTAATTTCATCAAAGAAGAAATATCCCTGTAAATGAACTTTAAGTGCATTCTTATTGTATTTTCCAAAGAAAGCTATTTGTTCATCAAAAGAAATATTATGGATACTACAAGGTACTGTTCTAACTTCTTTTGAAATGGCTTCTTCTCCTAAATACCCTTCAGTAGTAATATTCTTAACTATTTTACAACGATGGTTATAAATCATGGTAAAAACCTCGCAATTCCTTTACCAGCTCTAATTTCAGGCTTGGTATACTCGTCTAAAATGTTCAAATATTCATCCAAATAACTCTTTTCCCAAGTAAAAGAACGACCTTCTTCGCTGTCAGAACTTGTCCCTTCACTATTTCTTTTGTTGAAACGTTTAATTGATACATCTCTCAATATATAGTTCAAACTATCAGGTACAGCATCGTACTTATCTGTTCCATTTTTTTGAGCATATTGATTCAAGACAGATAAAATACGTTCTTCACTGTCTTGAATCACTAATGTTAACAATTCATCTTGGAGTTCGTCAGAAATGCCTAACAAAACTTTGATTTCCTTCAGACGATCACCGTATTCTTTTTCTGTCTTTCCCATATCAGAAACCTACTTTACCCTTGTGTCGTAGTAGTCGTTGTTGTTGGTTTTGTCGTTGTCGTTGTTGTTTCACCACTAATTGTTGCTTCTACTACACCTTCTGGAATTTCAGGGAATAATGTTAAAGCATTCATAAACAATGATTCAAATGTTGCATTTCGTAGAGTACGTCCACGAGTCGCTGAAATAAAACCAGTTTCATCAACAAAGTCCACAAAAATATCACCTAAATCAGATGCCTTCATATCCAAGTATGCTAATACGATATTGTCAACGGCGGTAGAATAAACCTTTCCTTCTGGGATTGCGTTTAATACAATAACGTTTGTTGCACCTAGAAAGTTTTTCAATAAGGTCATACCAAATACATTAGATGCATCTGCTAAGACTTTTGTATCCCCTAAGTAGGTTGCTACATCCATAGGATTTACAAAGGAAACAAATTGAGCGCCATCAAACTCTTCGAATGTACTTAGTTTCCCCCATGATTGTGCTAACGCTTTTTGTAACCCTTCAGCTGGAATTTTAGTAGGAGCTGTCCCTAAAAAATTAACAAATTGCGTTTTAATTCCACCTTGAATTTGGCGCAATAATTTTTCGTCAGATTGATCAATCGCAATAGATGCTCCATGACGAGCAATTGCTTCAGCAGTTACTGCACGGCGCCATTTATTAAATGTTACTGTAAATGATTTTCCTTTAGCTCGAGTTACTTTGGATAAAGGAATATCATCGCCTTCCGCAACATTTCCATCTTTTAATGACGTTGTCCATTTGTACATTTGAATTTTCATATCTTTAGATAAAGGTTCTAACCGTGTTACACCTAATAACTCTAATAATTCTTTGATGCCTTTCTCAAAACGATTCACAAAATCAATGGATTTAATTTCTCCTAAATCGTCCATTTTTGTAAGGTCTGGTTCTGCCGCAAATAGTTGCAAATCCATTTTTAATAAACGTTCTTTATTAGTTTTTGACATATTTTTCATAAGTTATTCCTCCTAGAATAAATCTCTATTTTGAGCAATCATTCTTTGACGCTCTTTAGAGTCTTTAATTTGCATAATTTCAGCTTTAGTCATTTGACCACCGTTATTGCCTACTCGTGTCTTATTTTTGCTAGCAAGGCGCTCGTTCACCTTTGCTTCTACAGCTTTATCCCATTCATCACGAAATGCCTTTACATCTTCCAGAATTTCTTCAGCTGTTTCTCCGGTAATTCTATGGGCAAAATCAGAAGGCATACCTTCGGCTTTTAACTGACTTCCTTTTTCAACGAACAGTTGCTGTTTTTGGAACTCAGCCTTTTGTTTTTCAAACTCTTCTTTTTCTTTATCAAGAATAGCTTGTTGTCGCTCTTTTTCTGAAAGTTTCGCTAAACGAGCGGCTTCATTCTTTTGTTCTTCTAAATCTTTTTGCCAACGTGATTTTTTACTTTTGATAATCTCATCAACATCTTTATCGTCTTTTAATCCGAACTTTTCTTTAATTGAAGTCAGCTGTTCTTCATCTAGTTCATCGAGATTCAATGATTTTTGTTCATCTTCATTTTGTTGCTGATGATTATCTCCTCCACCTGAACTATTTCCATTATCTGCAGCAAAAAATTGTAATTGCATTGGTAATAAATTACATGTTTTCATTTGACTTTCTCCTTCCATAGCTTTTATTGAGAATCAATGCTTGCTCATTTCCGTAGCTTTTTTTGTCATCCACGCCTGGACAAAATAAAAAGCCGTTTAAAACGACTCAACTTCTAATTCTTTGTAAATGTTTAATAATTTAGGAAACTGAATAGCAATCCAATCAACGATTTCTTCATTTCTTGGCCATTCTGCGTTATTGTCTAATCCCGATTCAAATAAAATAGCATGGATAATTTCATGGCGTATGGTTCTAGCTTCATATATATCAATTTCTTGAAAATTATCTGGATCTCCGTTATCTAACTGATTAATAAAAATTTCTTTGGTCGTAAAATCAGTGACACCGTCTGCACCGCGCATAAAAGGCTTGTCTGCTTCTGTTGTCTCTTTATAAATTGTGTATTCTACGCCTAATACATTAACTTTTGCTTTTTCTTTCATTACTATTTTCCTTTCTCAAATGCTCTTCATAATCAGAGTCAAGGTAATCATATGGATCTGGTGGTACTTCTTTTTGTTCGTAATGAATTCCTGTCTTAATCAGCATAATCGTTATTGCTAGTGAAAACCCTAAGAAAGGCATGCCAATAATTAAAGCAATAAATCTTAGCAACATTTTAAACATCCCTCAATTCTTTTTTACTTGGAATGATCGTACTTCGACAGTTCACGTGCATCGGTGGTGCATTTAGACCAGGTTGAAAATCTGCTAATTTAAAGACGTCACCGTTTAGACCTTTGCATATTTCGGTAGTGCGATTGTCAATATGAGCAAGGTATTCATATTCAGTGAAACCAGCATCTATATAGCGTTTTGCCGTAGCATTATTGATAATATTCGTTCCATCTGTACGAATGATTGCTTCAGCTCTTGAACGCGCTACATTGTATTTTTTTCTTAACTCCCTTGCCATTTCAGCAGGGCCCAATCCTCTTACAAATCCTTTAACTAAAGTATTCCTCAAGTCATTAGCTAAATCATCTACATTTCCCCAAATACTTTGCGAATAGTTTTTTCCATTGAATGGTGTATTCACTAATTGTTCTAAGGTAGGTAGATTTAAAGTACTCGCAGAATTTCCACCAGATATTTTTCTATATGCGTACTTCGCGACTTCTTTCAAATAGTCATTAAATGATTGTTCAAGATCACCGCGCATCACACCTAATTGATAAAGCAAGTCTAGCTGTAACGCCTCTAATCGAGTGACTTTTCCAGCTCTATATTGTTCATTTAAGCGTTTCAATAATTCCGGGTCTTTTTTAGCCGCTTTGAAATATTTCTTGGCATTCTCTCTATAATCACTTAAGTCCTCCCTCATGAGCCGTTTTTTTGCTTCTTGCATAGAGATTCTATTTTCTTTAGCATACTGAGTATAAAATTTATATATCTCTTTCTGGATGTTCTGGCGATTTTCTGTGTATATAGATTGTAATTCATCGAAGAAATCTAAATCCGTTTTATCAACGTAAGCCATGATTTCATCCATACGCTTTATCCAATATTGCTGTGAAGTCATTCAATCAGCCCCTTAATTTGAAACGCCAGTCAGAATGCCAATAGTGAATCTTAAAGCCTGATTTTCATTAAACCCCTCATCTAAACATTTATCAAAAAGATATTTTCCCTGCTTAGCAATAAATTCTAAACTTCTTTGCGTTTCGAAAAATGTAGCTTCAAGTGTTTGATTATTCTCATTCATCTTCATTAATTCCTTTAGCTGCTTCTCGTTCATCGTCGTCATTCCCCATTTCATTCTTATTCACTTCAGGCCTTCGTGGTTCTGGCTTATCATTTGTTTCTTCCTTAATACGTTTTAGTTCGACATCGGGATTGACACCCGTTACTGTAGACAATATTTCAAATAGTGTTTCATCTGAAACTTGTCCAACTAATTGACTAGCTAATGAAACAATCTCGTTATCTGATTTAGGAACATTCGCAGTAAATATAATATTCGTATTATTAATATCATTGTAAGCTGTTGAATCGTTCCCTTTTATTTGCCAAATATTAATAGCTAGGCGCAATCGTCTCATCAAACCTTTTTCAAATAAGCGCTGTTGCATAACCCGCCGATTATCCGCAGCCATTAACTTGTATTTCATACTCTCACCTGATTGTGTACCACTGAAATTGGCATCCAATGTATCTGGTGTAAAAGTAAATCGTAAAATATCATTAACCAATCTTTTCTTATAAGTCTCTGCACCTTCTGAGTCATATTCTTTTATGAGATATTTTGCATCAGGTTCTGATCCGTTTGGATTTGGATTATCATCTAAAATCATTATTCGTGCTTTTTTGAAAGCTAAAGAAACAGCTAACCGTGAATTAGGAACAATATTACCATCTTCATCTAAGTCATTTTGAGCAGTCCCTGTGTATGGATTTCCTTTGATAAGCAAAATAGCGTCCATTGTGTCCTGCTGATAATTAGCTAACTCAGATTGAGACAAATCATAAGCATCAATTGAATCTAAAACAGGTTCGTATGCACCTGTACGGTCTTCATTATTTGCGAATTCATTAATAGGTACGCCATTAAACGCATAATCTTCAAAGTCTAATAATGTCAATCCCTTTTTATTCTGGTTGTCATTGACATAGATGTATAACATGTCAGATGTATAAACGTTTATAAAATCCTTACGCACCCCATCGCCATAATCTATTGAATAATAATAAACACCAAATAAAGAATTACTGTCAGTCGTATCATCATATACAATGAATGTCTGCTCTGGGTTTAATTTAACTAGTTTTACAAACGCTTGTTCATCTTGTAAAGCAATTGTTTCCAACTCGTAGGCTCTGCCATAGATTGACAAATCGGTTTTGATAAGTACGTTGTGATAGGCTTCGTTGTTTTGCTTATTGAAGTCATCGATTTTTTCTTGCAGTTCATCATTTTCATTTTTGTACTGGACCGGCTGTCCCAACATATAGCCTTGCTCAAAAATAGTGATATATCTAGCAAAATCACTTGCTATTCTATTGTCGGCAGCGTATTCATCAGTTTTTGGAGGACGATATTTGATGTTATTATCTGCTAAGTAATAGCGTTTAAGCTCTTTTAAACGTGGCACTTGTTTAGCAAGATGTCGATTAACAAATCTTTTTAGTTGAGTAATCCATGTTTCACTATCAAATTCTAGGCTTTCAAAATCTTCCTGTGCCATTCTAAAAACCGCATTCGCATTTTTATGATACCTGTGATTTCTTAAAAACGTTACTTCATTCTTTTTATTCACTTTTTCATCCCTTTCTTTATCCAAAGAAGAACTTGGCAGCGTCCATACGTTCCTCTAATGATTGTGGATTCTTCAAGCTTAAGGTCCTAAGGAGACTGGCCGCGCTGTCTGGTGCATCGTCATGTTCTGCATTTTCTGTATAGTCCAAAATTTCGGCAATGTACTCTTTATCTGTATCTTCTAACCAAATAATCAAGTGCCAGTACTTACGCAAATAAGTAGATATTTTAATAAATTTATTCATAGATTCATGATATTCAGTAACAAACTGACCGCACTCACGTAAATTCTTAGCTAAGTACCCTTTGTCTCCGTTCGTTTCTGTGTGGAAAGTTCCTGCCTGGTAGTGTTGATGCAATCGCAAAATTTCAGGCAAGCAATCATCCACATGTTTCTGCCACTTCCTACCATATCCAATAATTGTTCCATCTTTTTGTTCTTTGAAGATGGTTAAGGCTGTGCTGTCATCGCCACCATAAGCCGCGTCGATGTGTGCTACACCGTTATAAATAAGATTAATACTGTCGGTATAGGTTGGTGCAGTAAATAGCGATTCACTGTCAGCAATATGTTTTAGCTCATAGTTTGCCGCAAATAATGATGGTGTCATTGCTTGTTGCAATGCCTGACGTTGTTCTTTGTCAATTAATCCTGTTTCGTAACAATCGAATTTCTTGACGTTAGGCATTTTAGAGATTGCGTCTTCTTTGTGCCATGGTGTACCTGTGTTAATAAAACGACCACCGCGATTTTTAACGTTCTGCAATTCTTGATACTGAAGTTTCGTTCTCTCTCGTTCAGCTCGACTGACTCGGTCTTTAATGTTAACAATGTCATCAGTAATAACGATGTCCGCATGTTTACCAGTCAGAGAAGCGTATATTCCCATACCGAGTAATTGAGAGGTTCCTCGGCTAGATGTTTTTAAGTTGGTATCTATTTCCGTGGTGGTCTCTTTCAAAAGCACTAATTCAACGCCATATAATGCAAATACAAGCGTTTTAAAGTATTTGCTAGATAAAACCTTAGCCACTTGTAAAATAATCTCTACGACGTCAGTATCAGTCTTACGTAAGAAGATAATGTTTTTATTTGGAAAAAGAACCATCAACAATGCAATTGCAATCGCCAAGGTAGTTGTTTTAAATGAGCCACGATGAGCCAATAACGTTTGATCGTCTTTCTCAAACAAAAAAGACTTTAACCAATCATTGTGCAATTCTCCTAAATCGTTAAACCCCACTAAATTTCCAAAAATTACCGGGTTCGTTTTGATTAGGTTCAAATATTTTCGCTTTTTAGGGCTCATGTAGAATCATCCTCGAAAAACTGCTCGATTTCGACTGCTGCATCGGAAATATTAAGCGATCCTGAAACCTCGGTTTCTCTTCGATCTCTCCACTCATCAGGCTTTCTGTTCTTAAGCCAGAAAATTGCGGATGTAGGGTTGGGCGCCACTTGTTTCGTTACTTTTTTGGTTACTTCCATGCCCGCTTCTGTTAATTCTTTTGTAACTTCGGTGTATTCATAACCCACCGCACTTTTAAACAGTGCATTTTCAACTTGACGATCTACAACTTCTTTTCCTCTTTTGAGGGCGGAAGAAATGGAAGAAAACCTCTTTTTCCAATCGGTAAATGTCCGTTCGGATACTCCAACATTTTGTGCGATTTGCTTATCGACGAGGCCATCTCGTGCCCACCCTTCGATTTTAATTAACCCTTCGTCAGTCAGCCACTCTGTGTACTTTGCCATGACCTCACCTCCTATGTAATTTTATGTATAAAAAGAGACACCCAGCAAGTGGATGCCTCTCGTGAAGGATAGAAACATCTATTGACGTTTCCTAATTTATTTAAGTAGCTATGCTACCTATTGGCGTGACAGGATTCGAACCCGCATCTTATCTCACACGTAATCAGTTGCATTACCACAATGCTACACGCCAAACCAGAAGGAGCGACCTTCTAGCAATTGCTAATAAATCAAATTAACCTTTACACACTCTCGTCAGAATGTTTTCCCTTCAGGATGTAGCTTTCGCAGACTTTCACGGCTAAAATGATTATGTCACTGGCAAGGATTTGCACCTTGTAAGGTCTATATTCCACCACAGTGACCAATCAATCAAACACCAGCAAAAACAATTGATTAAGTTTATCCTAAACGTACCTAGCTGCTACTCTATGAGTTTAGGAATTGCTCTCGTGCGTAAGCAGCTGCCGCAGAGATCTGGTTAATGTTCTTATCGTCATATGATGGGATAGAGCAATATACCTAACCTCGACTAGTATGAATCAGGTAGTTACTACTGCATCCCTAGCAACTATTTGTGTCCCTTGCAAACCTGTAGAAAAAAGAGGAGGTTATTCACCTCACTTCATTTTATTGAGAACGTAAGTCTGCAAGTGACCATCGAAAGACAAAGTGAACGGTGACTAAACGAGAAAGTGTGTACTGTGTCCATTTCTTTGACTTTTGATACTACCATAATACAACGGATTTCGAGTTAAAAACCCTAAATAATCCCTAAAAAAACCCTAATTTTTTTGAACTATCAAATTTTCGTAATGGTAGGCTTCCGCAAATTCAATTAACGCATTGTCTTTCAGCTTTTCAATATTTTTAATGCTATAGCTTATTTCTTCCACTTGGCCAAACTCGTTTTCACGATATACTTTTATTGTTCTACTCAACTTAGCCATGCTGTATGGATTCGGTACACAATATGAATAGTATAATATTTCTCTCGAGACATCAGGCAACGATTTTAACGTATGCTCTATCGCTCTGACTTGCTCTCTACGTTGTCTAGCTGCCTCTATTGATAACTTAGACGTGTCTCTAAATAAATGAACCATACTTTCCTCAGCATTATTTCTGTTACTATGGTGTCGCGGCATATCAGATAATATAGGAGATTGCAAATGTACTTTTACACCACTCATTCGTTGTAGGCTTCGACAATTTTTTAATAATCTACGAACTTTATCTTTTGTTTTTTTGTAATCTATTTCTGGTACCAACGTCATAGCCTTGACTCCTCCTATATGGTATAATATTTTATGTGAAACATACCATCATTAGGAGTTACTTAGCGGAAACTGAGTAACTCCTTTAATTTATGCAAATATACAAATGAAAGCTTATTCTTTGCTATTTAACCATTACTTATGATATTAATTATATTAAGAATAATATTCCAATAGTTATTCACTTCTCAGCCAGTCGGCGGAAAACGACTGGCTATTTATCTGGTAGAATATTCATCACTAATATGGTTTTAGTCAACCAGTGGTCGGTTGGCTTTTTTATACTTGATTTTTTATAATGGGTTTGGTATAAAAATACTATAAAAAATAAACTTAATATTATTTCTTACAGAACTACCTAGCGGAAACTAGGTAGTTTTTTATACTATCGATTGTAAAAACTAAAATACATTGGTTTCAAAACTATTTAAACCCACTTATTAAACGACTAAACCAGTGTCCAATTAGTTCTGGATGTGAAATAAAATATCCGATTCCCACAATTGAGACAACCCAGCATATGCCTATAATCACACAAATAATTGTTAGAGGTGAAAATTTCTTATCTTTCATCTATTCTTACTCCACCTTCACAGCAAACGGCCAATAGCGCTCATCAATTGCTTTGATTTGATTTTCTGTTAACATATCCACCTTTTCCTTACATATCGTAAAATCAATTGTTCCCGCTAAATTTAAAAAAGTATATCCTATGTTGGTCGCCCCTTTGTCTGATAATAAAACATAATAAAGCGGTTCTTTCTCGACTTCGTAACCGTTAGCTAATGTATCAACGAATAAATCTCTGTTCGACTTAAACCACAAAGAAAATTCATCATCGGGCATTGAACTTGAAAAAGAAACTGCGGAACCGATAATGTCTACTTTATCAGACCCCATTGATAAACCTTCTTTGATAAATTCATCGGCACTTTTAGGTAATACAGCTTTTTTCGATTCTTTTAGTTGTTTTGCTAAGCTAATTGCTTTTTCGACAGCATAGTTAGCACCTTTCAAATAATCAAGACTATCTGTAGGAACTTCTAAGCATTCTAACTCTTCAATCAATTCTTGTTTATTCATTACTTTCCACCTTCCAATACCTTAAACGTACTTTTGCGCTCTTCTTTCAGTGCTTTATTTATTTCTTGTTCCGACCACGGAACAACCATTTGTACAGTATATTCAACAACCAAATCAACAAACTCATAGTGAATACTATTAATTGAAATTACTTCATAAGCAATTTTCTTATCCAAAATTACAATATCTCCGACTTTTTTCATTCTTTCGTTTTCTTTGCTCTGATCGTAATGTTCAATTACCTGCGCCTGTTTTTTATATTTGTTATAATTAGTTGTTACTCCTACTTTTTGTACTAAGATTCTAAGTTCTAGTCTTACCGACTTACTGAAATACAATTTTTTTATTTCAAGTATGCGGATAACAATATATTTATCACCCGCATAATCAACTGACTCACCAATTTTTATGCTCTCGTTGAAGCCTTCTTTATAGACTTTTAGAGTAGTAAGCAACGATTACTCCTCCTAAATCAAGCTGCCGTCAATCAATAATACTTCGCCGTCTTCTTCAAGATTTTCTAATTGATTGAAAGCTTCTTCTACGCCCAATTCTCCACTATCTTCAATATGACTTTTAGCAAGCATTTTGAACGCCTCGTATTTATCAATTGTTTTCATATCATCGAAAAATTCTTTTTCGTCTTCTACTTCGCAAACAATATCCTTGTAAAGTTTTAAACATTGTTTTTCATCTTCAGCAACGATTAATGCAAAATACGGGTCTTTAATTTCGTAAAATTTCATTTATTTTACCTCCATTACACTATAGTCTAATGATTCAGTTTCCCAATCGCCTATTTTACCTACAATTGGCTGATCTTCTTTTAAAATAGTTGCTCCTAATTCTTCCAAAATACTCGCAACATTTTCTTCATAAGGCGAATTTTCTACATCATGTAACAATTCATCAATATCTTCGTCGTATTCGACCTCAATATATCGTGTTGCACTCATTGTTTCAGTTACTGCAATTTTGTATTTCATTCTGTTTCCTCCTCTACAAAATCAATAATTTCAACACCTACGATATAATCTTTCAACGATGAAACGAATGCACTATTTCTTGACAACCGTTTAAAAACTCTTCTAATTGATTGTATTCAGAATCTGACCAATCTTCAGTAAAATCATTAATATCTATAGAAGTCGTTCCATAACCAGTATCTCTAGTTTCTACGTAATTCGTCACCCCATCACGTTCTACTTCAAAGGTAATTGTTGATGAATCAACATCATGGATAAAATTTTTTATATAGATCATTCACTTTCTCTCCTACTCACAAATAATTAAAATGACTTTCTCATCAATAAATTCGCCTTCTTCGTCAATCATTCCAGCTTGCAAATCAACGTCAATTATTTTCTTAAAAAATTCATTGCCTTCACTATTCGATTTCACCATAACTTCAATGTCACCGTATATTTCCTTTAACTCTTGAATTTTTTGTAATACTTCTAATGCATCCATTTTTTATCCTCCTTGTGATAATACTCTGTCATCATCAATAACAAACGCATTGCCTACACTATTCTCTAACAGTTTTCTCATCTGTTCAGCTTCTTCACTAGTAAATGCTTTTGCATCCTCTTTAGGTCCAAAACTGCAATAATTCCCAACAAATTTTTTTACATAGTTTTTATTTTCTTCTTTTCCAGTTAAAACATAGATTAATTTCATAATTAGCCTCCGCTGTTGCCTTTTTATTACATAAAATCAGTTTAGGCGTTTTCTTGCTATTTTTCCCTGCAGCTCTGCTTCTATGGTTTAGCCTTCCAGCCATAAAGAAACGTAAAACAGACAAAAACACGCACTGATTTTGCACTTTGCCTTCTTGGATCCACTTCTAAAATAATGACAGCTGTTCTGGTTCAGTAAATGAACTGCTTGTTTTATTTTCCAGAAGTTCCATTGCTTCTTTTAGTATTTCTAATGTGTTTTGCGTTTCTTTTTCTTTTGGTAACTATTCATCATTTCAAAGGAGTAAAGAATCCTTTGTGGTCGACCAAACCTCCACTCCTTTCGTTTATTTCTTCTTTATTTCAGCTAACTTTTTCGCAACACCTTGCCCACTTTTGTTGCATAACGGACAAGGCATTGCTTTCGCATGACCGAATCTATCTTTTTCCCAGACAATCATCTGTCCCTTGCATTTTATGCACGTCATCGTTTTTACCTCGTTTATTGTATGTGCCGTTTGCGATAGCTTTTTCTTTAAGTCGGCGTTTTTTCTTTTTGATTTTAGATTTAGTTTTACCCATTCACTTTGACCGCCTTTGTCAAATCAAATCCTAAAGCGTTTGGATGTCCTTCCACTTCTTCTGGTTTTACATGGTAAACATCTGTTTCGATGTTAAAGCCTACAACTTCGGCAGCTTTTCTTAACACGTGACCATTCCAGCTTTTTCGATAGCCTGTTTTTTTATTTGCTTTAGGACTTACACAACTTCTTGCACCTTCTGCAGTTGCTTCACACGGCAAAACAAATAACGCTTTGTTTTGTTCGTCTAAATATAGTTGAACCCATTCTGGTTTGTTCAAGCGTTGTACTACTGGACCACTTAAAGCCAGACCGCTTTTTGAGATCGTTAAACATTCCTCTGCTTTCACTCCAAAATTGTTTGAAATAAGTAACGTTGCTGTATTTAAATTAAATTTCATGCGTTTGTTCTCCTCTACTTTGTTATTTTCTTTTCGCTTAATTATGTTTTCTATGCCATTTGCCTTTCGCCAGTTTTGAAATGTGGTTGTTCCCAGTCCGAGAGCTTTCTTAATATCGTTTACTTGATAACCTAAGTCTAATAAGCGCTGGTATTCTTCTTTCGTTAGCTTATCGGGATCTATTTTTGGTAGTGGTCGCTTATCGTTTATAAGATTAGAATTCAGTTGTTTTGATAATCTCTGGACCTCTTCCACGATTTCTGAATTATTCATCCACGATTCATCATCACCAGTCAAAAAAAGAATTCTATGACGAATGGCTCTTTTTGTTTCTCTGAGTTTGTTTTTCGTCATTCCTTTTCCTCCAAACTCATAATTTCAATTTCTGTTCGCTGTCGCATACTGTACAACTTTTGGCAAACCATCACAGCAATTTGCCCATCATTTTTGTAGAGAATACCTTCTGCAGCATCCGTGACTGCTTTAAAATAGTTGTCTAAATCTGGCTTTTTATCGCAGTATTTGCGCTCTAATTTTACGTCTAATCGCTTCTGTTTATTACTTAGAGCTGACTTAGGCGCTTGTACATAAAACGTCACGTGCGCCATGATTGGCCCTTTTTCAATCAATTTTGGTTTTGCCTTTCGTAGATACACTTTTACCTTTTGTTTATAGGCTCTCATAGCGCTATCTTCATAGGTTTGGACATAATTCCCACGTCTTGCAAACCTTGGGCGGCTTTGTGGCTTGGGCTCAATCGGTAGGATAATTCGCATCTCTTCCACCTCGAGCCTTACAAATCGGCTTCTTTGACGAATACTCCGTTTACCATTTTTCCTTGGCGTTTTTTAATTTCGCTATATGCTTGATTTAAGCATTCATATAAATCCATGTTATTTTGCATAGCGAGAATAATTAACGTCACAACCACATCACCAATACCATCTCTTAGGTCGTTTTCGTTGTTTCTTGCCAATGCAGCGCCAACTTCTCCGACTTCCTCAATCACTTTTAGCATTTGCTTTTCGGGTTCCGCTTTATCTAAACGCTTTTCTTTCGCCCATTCTTCCACTAATTTAACTAATTCATTCATCATTTTCCCTCCAAAAAATCTTTTATTTGTCTATCAAGTTCAGCTTGTTCTTCTGGTGATAGCTTTTCTTCTTCACCGTTCGCTTGATTCATCCATTCAGGCACCTTTTCTTGCCGAACAGGTTTATTTTGATATTGCTTATTTTGTGTTTTTTTATCTGCTCGTTCTCTCTCGTTATTTAGATAATCAGCATATGTTTTTACACCATTTGCTCGCCAATTTTTCAAAATACCAGCAAAATAGCTATATCTTCGTTCATTATTTCTAGCACAGATATTAACAGCCTCTTTCAATAACTCGAGATCTCCGTCAAAATCAGCAAGATCATATTGTAAATCAGTGATATTAACAGGAGTAGCAGGACTTACATTCTGTGAATAATAGCGGATTAACTCCGTTAGCTTTTCTTCACCTAACGGCTCTTCAAAGAATGCTTTTTCAACCGACGTTTCAGGTGACGACGGATTGATGCAACTTTCTGTTTCTTTTTTGTTTACTTTACTTTTATTTACTTTACTTTCCTTTACTTTACTTTGTGTATTAATGTCAGCATTAACTGTTTCACTTTGAGAGTTACTGTTGACATTAACTATATATTTAGTTGGTTTTGGTGTTTTCCGTCTTTTTGTCGCTTCGAAAAATGTCGCTTGGATATTCTCACTCGTAAGCACCTTGACCGAGTCAAACAGTTCTTTATCAAAAAATCCCCATAAGACTAAGCGGTTCACTATTTGATTGAGCATTTCCTTACTTACTCCAGGCAGGCGTTTTAAAAGAGTTGCTTGCGATAAATCATCCCACAAAATGAAATATCCTTTTTTGTATATCGCACAAAGCAGTTTGATTACCGCAAGTTCTCCTTTAATACCAAATTCCCCAGCAATAGCTTCTATTTTTTCGTCTTCAAAAATTCCAACATCAAGAGGAAAATAATCCAAACCTTCTTTTGCAGGTCTTGCCATTACATCTCCTTCTTTACTCTAATGGTGGATTTTTAGTATCAAATAAATCTGTTTGATTCAATGAATCTGAATTAGCTTCATTAATTACTTCTGCTGTTTTCAGCGTAGTATTTTCTTCTACTTCCGTTTCGGAAATAATAGTTCCATCTTCTTGCATTTGTTGAACTTTTTCATCTGAAGTTGTCGCTTCTTGCATTTCGATAGATAAAATTCCCCATTTTGATAACATATTTCTTAATACTGTTTTACGAGCCATCGCATTATAATCTGTAGCCCAGACACCGCTCAATTTTGTTTTTTCTTTGTCTTTGCTATTTACGATTCGATGAGCTTCAATTTCTTGTTTGGTCCAATAAACAGTTTTCTTGAATCCATTTAATAGTTCAAAATATCCAACATATCCGATTACATCGTCTGATTGTCTACCGTTTGGATCAAATTCAAATTCTTCCGTTAACCTGTTCCAACTCAGTAACTCTCCTTCGTAGACTTCAATAACATTTAATGCTTTATATTTACCTGACCGTTGAGCCAATTGAATATACCCTTTATATCCTAAAATAAATTGGGCTTTCCTCTCCCATTTGCCAGTCTGCTTATTTTTAGTATTAAATGGTACGAGATAGGCATAACCTAGATTTTTATCTAATCCTAAATTTAATGTAGCAGCTGTTAAAGCCCCGCTTAAGATAGACATTGGCTCGCTTTCTGCCAAGTAGCTATCATTAGAAACTAAGGTCATGACATTTGACATAAAAGCATTAGCATTTTCATGAAGAACTTCCTCAAATTTCCGCTTCATAGTAGGAGTATTCATTAATCCTTTTAAACCTAATTGATTCGCAGGAACTTGTTTTTGATTTTGTTGTGATAATTGATTTTTTAAGGTTTCGTTTGTTGCCATTATTACTTAATCTCCTTTTCTATTAATCTTCGTGGCTTAGTAACCATATATATTTCTTCATCTTCTGCAATTTGAGGATATTTTTCAGCAATCTTTTTACTGTTCAATCTTTTAGTAGGTATTTCCTTCCACTCAACAATATATTTTTTGGTAATACCAATGCTTGCATTTCTTTTTCCCAATTCGCTTTTTATTTCATTTTCAATTTTTCTAATAGCTACATCCAACTCTTTTTTGGTTTTCTTCATTTCATTTTTTTGATCTATCAATTCGTCAAACGAAGCAGGTAAAGTAGTTTGCGTTTCTTCTATGTCGCTATACTTATCCTTTAAAAAGTCAGCTGTTGCCTTACTTCCGTCAATAATAGGTTCAACGCCTTTGATTACGTTATTTTCCCAAAAATCAACTAATTGCTCGGTCAGTACATCGATTAATTCCTGATCACGTTCTACTCGTTTCCAAATAAATTTCTGACCACCAATTAAAACTGCAATATAACAATAGTCTTTATTCAAAACATTCATATAATGCTGAACTTGGCAAAGATAACTCAATGGCACTTCGTCTCCTGCCCATTCTTTCGCTAAAAATTGATTTGCAGTTTTGCATTCTAGAATGGCATTTTCTCTAACCACTTCTCTATCAATATTTGCTCTTAAAAAAGGATGGAGCGAATGTTCGAAGACTTGATTTCTACGACGAACTTTTTTTCCTGTTCTTTCTTGGAACTCTTTCGCAACAACTTCTTCTAAAATAGTTCCCCAATAAGCTGGCTCACTATCTGTCTCGGTTAGCTCTATTTGACCAGTTTTTTCTAGCCATAATTGATAAGCGGATTTATATTGATTCAAGCCTAAAATCGTTGCAACGTCTGATCCACCTATACCCTTTAAACGATCTAATAACCACTCATCGTGAGTCATTTCAAGCGTTGATTTGCTCATCGTACTTACCTCCTTGTTCTCTTTTTGTTCGTATTATAAATTTGATACACTTTCCTTAAAGGAGTGATTTTAATGTATGATTATTTGATGGAGCCAAAACTACAAAAAACTATTGATGGCGAATTCATCGAAGTAAAAACTTATCTTTGTGGAGAAAATGTCATTTTTATCAAACTTAAATCAGATGTTGTACTGATGATTGACGAAACGAGACATTCTATTAATTTTCTTTTGCCAAATAAAAATAGCTGTTACGACATTGTTACTGGTATATTTCCTACCAAACCGATTCTCGGTCACCTAGAACTAGAAATGGACACATCCTGTTTATCAATGATTGAAAAAGTATACAAAAACAATCGCTTTGACACAGATTTTATTGGTTTTGAATTAGATAGCATTAAGTTGTTTCTATCCGATTCTTCGATTACTAAAGATACTCATTCTTAATTTAGAAAGTTCATCATTAGCTATATTCGATGACTTTTCAGCTTGTTCCGCTCGACTCTTCAAAAGTATGTTTTCTTCGGATAGTTCTTCAATTCTTTTTAAAAGATCATCCTTTGAATTATCCGAAGAATAAACCACTGATTTACGATTTCGTTCTATTCTATTAGCGATAATTTCTAACAAACTATTTGTAATTTCTTGTTCTTTCTTGATACTGTGTAATATTTCTTCGATCATTGTTCTTCCTCCTCATCGTATTCCCACGTTAGCTCTAACACTTCTTTTTCTTCAGGCGGCTCTTGTCTTGCCCCTAGCGAATCAAATTCAGGCATTACAACCCCTCCCAAAATAGTTTTATTTTTTCATCTTCCAATTCGATATAATCGACACCTTGTATTTGTAATTGATCTAAAAATGGTTTTGTAGCTCCTTTACTGCTTACCACACAACTTGTATTGCCATAAGATGCAGATGTCCGAACAGATTGGACAATGTTATTCTGTGCGTTTGCTAGCATTAATTCGTAAATGTCGTTACCTAAACCTCTTACTTCAATCATTACAACTCACCTCGTAAAAAATCTTTTAACAATATATCTAGTTTTTCCTCATTATTTTGTTTAGTTGAAGATGATTCTGCACCAATAAGTGCTTCTTTTATTTGTTTACAATGCGGACAATTACAATCATGAGCAAGTGCTTCTTCTTTAAATTTTTCAAATAATTCATTAAATGCAATTGCTTGTTCAGGCAAAGAACCTGCAAGTAAAACACTGGATGGTTCCATTCT